ACATATTGTGGAATATTACAAGCAGATTGTACTTGAGGAAACGCCGCCGGAAGATATTGAACTTGCTGACATTCTGAAGAAGGCAAAGGAACTTCACGAATTTTTGCGGAATTACGGCGGGCTTGGAGAAGATGAAAAGCCGCTTGTTGTATCTGCAATTCTTCTTGCATTGCGGGAAAAAGAATACGGCTTTAATTTGAATCAGTTGACGGGTGACACACTGGAGAGCAACACGGACGGCGCTATTTTGTATCAGTATCTTGAAAAGAATCTGCAACGCGCAAAAGTTGCTCCGGAAGTAAAAAAACAGCGTGTTTTGAACCAATTCACACTGATAAAGGATAGACCGCAGTTAAACACAAAGCGTCAGGATCTGGGCGACAAAACACCTCTGAAATACTTCACGGAGTATATCAACAACAATATTTTTCAGGCGATTGTGTCAAACGGGCGTGAAGATTATCTGGGACGGTTTTACGGAGAATTTGTTTCTTATTCGGGCGGGGACGGTCAGGCTTTGGGCGTTGTGCTTACGCCTCGCCATATTACGGAATTATTCTGTGAATTGGTGGATTTAAAGCCTGCAGATGTTATATTTGATCCGTGCTGCGGCACAGGGGGCTTTTTGATTTCGGGAATGCACAAAATGCTCCGGGCTGCGAAGAATGAAACAGAACGGAAGCACATCAAGCAGCAGCAAATTCACGGAATAGAAATTCGTGACGATATGTTTTCAATCGCTACAACAAATATGATTCTGCGCGGTGACGGGCAAAGCAACCTGATTTGCGAAGATTTTCTGGCACAAGACCCCGGCGAATTACAGCTAAAGGGCGGTGGCATTACCGTAGGTTTTATGAATCCGCCGTATTCACAGGCAAAAGGCAAGGATACTGCGAACCTTTCAGAACTGTGCTTTATCCGTCATTTGCTCAATTCAATCACAACAGGCGGGCGTGCTGCTGTGATTGTACCTGTGTCCGCTATGATTGGAAAGACAAAAGAGGATAAAGCGGTCAAGCAGGATATTTTGAAAAAGCATACCTTAGAGGGCGTTATTAGTCTGAACAAAGACACATTCTATCGGGTTGGCACGAATCCTTGTATAGCTATATTTACAGCCGGTGAGCCGCATCAAGCGGATAAAAAAGCTAAATTCATCAATTTTGAAGATGATGGGTTTGAAGTCAAAAAGCATTTGGGGCTTGTGGAAACCGAACGCGCAAAGGATAAACGACAGTATCTTCTTGATTGCTGGCGCGGTAAGGTTGCGGATTTTCCGTCAAGTTTTATGGTGGAAACAACCGTTGAAGATACAGACGAATGGCTGCATTCCTTTTATTACTATAACGATGAAATACCAACAGAAGCAGACTTTATGAACAGCATTGCTGATTATCTGACATTTGAGTTTAATATGATTACGCATGGTAAAGGGTATCTGTTCGGACAGAAAGGCGGTGACGGTAATGCTTGATTTGCATGATAGAGAATGGAAGGATTTTAGATTGCTCGATTATTTTCGACACGAAAAGGGCAATCAAAATAATATGGCTGAATTGCGCCCCGGTGCATTTCCTCTTGTTTCTGCCAGAAATGCGAATAATGGATACAAGGATTTTGTTTCAGAAAACGAGAAGAAACATTCATTTGAGGGATTTTGCCTGACAATCAATAATGACGGTGATGGTGGTGCTGGTATATCCTACTATCAGCCGTGTAAAATGTTGCTCGATTCTCATGTTACCGCACTATACCCTAAAGCAAGTATGACTGAGGAAATTTTGAAATTCTTTTCAGCGTGTATCACTGCACAAAGAGAAAAATTTGGGCATGGATATCCATTAAACAATACTCGCCTGTCTGTGTTCCGTGTCATGCTCCCCGTTGATGAATCCGGCAACCCTGATTATGCCTTTATGGAACAGTACATTAAGGAACGGGAAAGGCAGATAGTACAAAGTTACATTGATTATACTAGTGAAAATATCCAAATGGGGGGGGGAGCGCTTCCGACATTGAATGAAAAAGAATGGAAGTCTTTCCTTATTTCCGATATCTTTGATATTTTTCCGGGAAAACGGTTGGTTGCGGCAGATACTACTGCCGGAAATAGACCGTTTATTGGTGCATTAGATAACAACAATGGTGTTGCTCGTTTTGTAAGTGATACGAATGAATCGTTGGATAAAAATGTACTCGGAGTCAATTATAATGGAAACGGCATGGTTATTGGTTTTTATCATCCTTATGAATGTATTTTCTCCGATGATGTTAAACGCTTTCACTTGAAGCACCATGAAGATAATGAATTTGTGTTATTATTTATGAAAGTTGCCATCTTACAGCAAAAAAATAAGTTTGGATACTTGTATAAGTTCAATTCTGAACGAATGGCAAATACTGGGGTGATGCTCCCTGTTGATGAATCTGGAAATCCTGATTATACTTTTATGGAACAGTATGTGAAACGGGTGAAAGAAACAATAAAATTACAATATCTGCAAGGAAAAATGG